AGTCCCGGCAGCTCAACCTAACCGCACTGAAAATCAGTGCGGTATCTTTTTTGTTATATAATCCGTTGTATTATACGAGCGAAAAACTGCCCCTACTTGAAGAACGGGTGGTTGCTCAATATCTCGGCATTCTCCTCTGCAGATACGCGGATGTACTTCAGAAACGTGCTCTCCAGGCGATGCCCCGTGATCTTCATGATGGCAATGGTGGGGACTCCCGCCTTGTAGGCATTCGTTGCAAATGACCTGCGGGCCGTGTGGGAGCTGACAAGCTGGTATTTCGGGAGCACTATCTCCGTATTGTGCCCTCCGACGTTCTTGTTGACGAGCACTTCCTCGTCTATGCCGGCCATACGGCACAAATCCTTGATGTGGGCGTTGAGCTTCTGGTCGCTTACAGTATCGGACAGATCGAACCCGCTGTCGATAATATCCCGGACGACGGGATGGATCGGGATGACGACCGGCGTACCGGTCTTCTGCGTCTTTATCGTGATGAATTTCCCGATATGCGCATCCCGTAGCCGCGAGAAGTCAGACACCCGGAGCCCTGTGTAGCAGCCGATCAGGAACAGATTGCGCGCTCGGTTTAGCGCCGAGATGCGCTTCGTAAGCCAGTCGCCGGATATGGGGTGTTTCGAGTCCTGCACTGTTGATTCGTCGATCTTCAATTCGCGAATCCGGTCCAACTCCTCCGGCGACAGATACACCGAATCGGCCGTGTCGTTCGGACACGTGAAGTCCCGGTGGTCAGTGCCGGTGCCGTCATGCAGGTGGTCGACATCGCGTGCCTCCTTATATACCTGCTTTATGACCTTCATGATATTCCCGAAGTAGTTCCGCGAGAAGCCCTGAGCGAAGAACCACCGCTTGAAGCGGTTGTAGAAGTCGATGTTTACGTGGTCGAATTTCACCCGGTAGCGGGCGAAAGCCTCAAATTCCCGCAGCTTGTTGAGCACGACCCGGTATATCTTCACCGTGTCAATCCCCCGGACGTTTTGATAGCGCGGAATGTAGACGTTCGCAAGATACTCGGCTAGGAACTGCGGGTCTGCCTTCGGCTCTTCACGCCCCGAGGCCGACAATTCGGCAATCTTCGCCGAGAACTCCTCGGATGTAGGGACCCGTCGGCTGTCCATGAAATAGCGGTATGCGCGGCGGCCTATCTCCTCCCAGCGGTCAATGGCGGCATTGACAATGTTCCCGTCAAAATCGGCCGTCACCTTCGCCTGCTGCTTCGCCGCATTCCAATACTTCGGGGGTAGACCTACTCCGATGCTCTTGCGATACTGCTTGCCGAATATCGACATAAGCATCACGACCGTGGCCTTCGGGCGGTGCTTGTTGGTGATGATGAAGGTGACCATGGTGTTATTTATCCCGGCTCAAAAGGAAATTGCCAATGGACGCCACGCACCACAGCAGTGCGCCGAACGCGAACGATCCGATTCCGGAACCGATCAGATATCCGGCGTTGAGCTCACCGACGATGAGGTTGTAGATTCCGAATGCCGCAGCGATGACGCCCACAGCCAGGAAGAGATATCCCATGGCATTTGCAACGGCGGCCGATGATTTCAGTTCTTTGAGAATTTTTTCTGACATAGTATCTGTTATTTAATCTTCCAGTCATACGGTACGACAACACGCTCGGTCATGCAATCTTTTATGAAATTGAAGGTCATGCCGTTTTCGGAGGTGATGGATATGTCCGACCAGCTCTTCCAACCGTTGGGATTGAATGTCGTGTTGCACAAGTATTTTTTCGCCGCTCCGGTGCCGATGATGATATTGGGCCATCCTGATTGTAAATTTGGAGCGCATGATTCCAAGACCCATCCCTGGTCGGTGAAGTTGACGACCTTAACTTTCGCCTGGAACCTTGCCCCTCCGTCAAGCACAATGTTCAACGTAGGATAATATTCTCCACCTTTCAGACCGTAGATGGTATAGAATTCATAATTTTCATCGGTGTACGTTTTCCCCATGTCGACGGTCGACTGTACATCGGGTATTAACTCGGCAAGGTAATCGGGCACAAGCACCTCGAATCCGTCTCCGGTCAGAGTGTCTGCCATCATGCACACGCCTCCAAATCCTTCGATATATGCACTTCCGAAGAAGACGGTGCGGTTTGAATATTTGGGTGTTTCTGTTTCATTGTTTCTTGCACATCCTACCAATACAATGGATAACAATATTACTATATACTTATACATCTTTCACTTGTTAGCTATTCGATTGATATTTGCGACAATACTTATGATGAATATTGCGGCGAACACAACAAACACAAATGTCGGATTGATCCAGTCGGCCGCAACCGCTACGACGAGGAATATCATCAACCCCACAACGATAACCCCTCCGACCGTGAGCTGCATATCTTTTCAGTCCTTCTCGTGCTGCGCTTTCAACTTCTCGGTCTCTGATAGGAGGCGCACGATCTCCGCATCGCGGCGTGCTACCTCGGCCATTTGCCGGGATATTTCCTTTTGCGCATTCTCCAGCGCACGCGCATACTGGGTCTTCAGTCGTTCGATCTCCGCCGCCATGCCGTTGATCCCGCTGTCAGCCGTTCTTCGGCTCCTTCTACGCGTTTTACCCGGGTTAGCGATATCATTGTAGGCTTCGTTCACCCGTTTGATCAGATCGTCGAAAAATGGGTCTCCGTCGTGTTTGTCCGGATGGAGCTTGCTGACGTACATTTTGTACGCCTTCTTCACCTCTTCCAGGGTCGCATCCGGTGTCAGCCCCAATATTTCGTACGGGTCCGTCATTTTACAGTTGTCGGCGGTTCAGCTTTCCTTTGACCAAAAATATCTTCAGTACGTCGTTGCGCGGGACAATCGTGTCGCCGGCATACTTCGGGTTTGTCGCCCGAAGTATGAAGTTTTGCCGGTCCTCCGACAAATATACGTTTTTTATCGTTCGGAGATTATCGCAGGCGGCATTCGTGATGACGAGATACGGCTCGCCCCAAAGCATCGAATCGACATTGCGAATCTCTCGGACGAGAATCACCTCTCCGGGGTAGAAGTCCGGGACCATGCTGTCGCCGTATACGGGGAATGCGGCGTCGCAGTCGTTCAGTGGCGGAAAGTTGATATAGTATTGCACCTCTTCGCGCACGTCGTGAAACGACTCCGTTATGGATGCCGTCACATCCATGTCATAATAAGGTATTCCCTTCCCGTCTGACGCATTATTCTCCGATTTAGTCATCTCTCCTCGTCCGGTTAGAATCCAATCCGGACTTGTGTCGAAGTATTTTGCAAGTAATTCTATTGTGCTGCTGCTTGGCTTTGCCGTTGAATTATTGATAATTCGGCTCATTGTCGCCTGCGACACACCTGTATGCATCGAAACAATATAAGGAGTAACGCCTTTATATTCAAGCAGTTTTTTTATTCTTTCACCTATACCCATAAAAATAATTGCATTTTACTTGCATAATGCTTGCATTATACTTATATTTGCAATGTGAACGCAACCGATACCGCAAAGATACGGCGACGGTTCACGGCTTGAAATAGCAAATATATGTAATTTTTTGAGAACAGATGAAATATCCGCAATCGAAATCATTCAACAAGGGCCTGCGAGAAGTGGCATACGGCAAGCACAAGGAGCTGAAGGCAGCTCTGATGAAAGCAATCGGAATCGCCTCCGAGCCAATATGGCGCAAGTACCGTGACGGCCAGACGAAATACCTCGACGTAGACGTCGCCCGTCGCATCGAAGAGACGTTTGCCGCATTTGGCGTGAAGAATCCCTGGGGAGAGTAGCCATGAAGACGGATTCCATACTCTCAAAGGCCGAGGCACGCGTATCGCGTGGGTACGTGGAGGGATTGAGCGGCAAGGAGATCGCCGACCGTCTATGCATATCGTACAACACGGTGATCCGCCACACGCAGAATATCTACGAGAAGATCGGCCGGCACTCCATTCACGGGCTGGTGGCGTGGTGGTTCTGCGCGAACTTCGACATTGAGCTGGAAGAGATAATCCGTCGCATCGGGGCCGCCTGCCTGCTGGGTTTGTTCTGCGCTTACACCTTCGGAGGCGGGGAGTTTGAGCGAACGGCACGCCGGGCACGACGCAGTCGCCGGGAAGTTGAATATGTAATCGGAGGACAGGATTATGATAGCATTGAATTCGACGAATGACATACTTGCCGAGAATATGGCACTGAAAGAGCAGCTTGACCGGGCCCTTCGGATCATGGCGAACCATCCGCTTACGGTAGCCGAGACGTGCGAGGCGTTGAAGATCAACCGCGACACCGTGAGAGACTATCTGAAACGCGGGATCCTGCGACGGCATCCTAAGTCCACCAGCGGCCGGGTTTTGATATTCGGCGACGAGGTGGTGACGCACACGAAAAAGGATCTGCGCCGGATCAAGAGATGCAAGAAATGGGGAATCAATCCAGACACGATATGACAATGACAGAACGCTGGCCCTATCATGGGGTCGAATTCCAGGTCTACGACCTGACGCCGGAGGAGGCATACCGGCAGAGCCTCCGGGACTACAAGACCAGCCGCAAAGGCATCATCAAATGCGCGATAAAGCGCCGGCTACGCATGAAATAGCAATACGGGTGCGTGGTGGAACAATGAGATACACGGGAGTTTGAAGCGGTCAAACGCAAAAGGGTCGGTCAAAATAATTGAGAGGTTGAAAACCCTCGTACCGATCGCCCAAAACCGCATGGCAGGGATGCCGACCGGGTAATAAGGACAAGAGACGCAAGGTCGTTCCCCGGTCAATCGACAATGAAAAGCGTGCAGGTGCAAGTCCTGCCGCACCCACAAATTTCGATCAATATGAACACACAGAAAGTCATGCCCATAATCACTATCAACGGTGTCGAATACGACATCTACCGCAGTGAGTTCATCAAGGGACAGCGTAGCGTGTTGCGGCAGACGGCGGAATTTTGCCTGAAAGACAAATCGCTACTTGAGTTTTGGCGCAGCGCCGTGAAGGCCATATCCGGCAAGTCGGACTGCGACCAGGATGGGGTGATATACACCAGCGAGGAAATGGACGTGTTCCTCGGTCCCTGGTCGATCGACATCCGCCACGACTACAAGTGGACCGAAAAGCCTGGCGGAGATACCTATATGGGAATATCCGAGCCTTATGCCGAGTTGCAGAATAGCTTCGAGGTTGTCGGGGCATATGACGTGGACAACGACGAGAGCCTGCCCGGCATCGTCTATGTGCTGAACGCCTACTACAAGAATCACCAACAAGAAATATTCAAAATTCAATAACCATAAAATCACACGATTATGGAAAACACTAACATGAACGCCGTAGCAACGGTAGACTTCCGCAACCTTCCCGACCTCTCGAAGGCAGAGCCCGAACCCATCGAAATGTCGGGTGAATACTGGACGCCCGAGAAGGAGGGCGAAACCCGCCGCCTGTTCTTCGTGGGTCTGAACATGGAGAACGTTGTCGAAATGGAGACTGGCGAAACCCGCGAGCTGCTGGTGGCCCAGTTCGCCGAGCACGTCAACGGTGAACTCCGAGCCGTGCGAAACGGATCGCGCCGCCTGGTTGGAATTTTTGAATTGCATCAGGCGTCGATCAAACCGGGCGATGCATTCGAGATCACCTACCTGGGCAAGAAGAAGAACTCGACGAACAGCTACAAGTCTGACAACTGGAGCGTCAAGCGGCTTGTCATCAAGAAATAGCCATGGAGGTAGGGTTTCAGACATACGATCTTTCCGAGGCGACTGTAACGGGCGGTGAACTTTGCCCGTTGCAGTTCGACCGGACGGAGTACACGCCCTTTGAGGAGTTCATCCACCGCCTCGACAACCTCCCCGAGAAACCGAGCCGCGTATACAACTATGCGCTGGCGGTGAACGGCCGGGTGGCGAACGACTGGATGGATACATATCTCAAAGCGCCCGGTGAAAGCTCCTCGCTGCTGAAAGAGGCGTTGAAATCCCCGCGTCACTATCTGATCGCCCGCAATGAGGAGATCGCTCGGCCAGACGGCAAGCACTTCGAACTGGGGACATTCGCACATGAGGCGATCCTCGAACCCAGGCGTTTCGAGCAGGTCGTGGTGAAACCCAAGGCCGACCGGGGAACCATCCGAGGTTGTGTCGATCTGATCCGATTCTATACGGATCTACTGAATGAGCCCCAGGTGGATATAGACCCGTCGTGGAAACTTCCGACGTTGAAGGCTATGGCCTCGGACAAGGAGGAGCAATGTCAAAAGGCCGGGTACACGTTGATCGACCGCACGTATCACGACATCATTCGGGCCATGAAGGTTTCTTTCAACACCTACGGAGGCGGCATCCTTCCGCGCATCATGCCCTATGTGAAGACCGAGACCTCGATGTACGGACGCGATGCGTCGACGGGACTCAAAGTGAAGATCCGCCCCGACGGGATGCTCCTGGAAGAGAACTTCGGCGTGAATGCTATTCTGTCGGTGAAGACCACCAACGCGACATCCGTCGAGGCGTTCATGCGCGACTGCGCAAAGTACCGCTACGAACTGGCCGAGGGCATGTATTTGAAGGTCGCCAGCGAGATCACGGGCCGCGAGTTCACGGCGACGTTGATGGTCATGGCGCAGACGGTGCTTCCGTTCCAGGTGGCGGTGTTCTACTGGGACGCCGAGGATCTGCAGGTCGGAAAGTACAAGTACGCGCAGGCCCTCGATATCGTGAAGCAATGCCAGGATGCCGACACATGGCCGGGGTTCGACGCCAAGGCCGAGGAGGGAGCGCACGGGATCATCCAGTGCAAGCTACCCGACTACATCAAGAAGGAGCTGCTTCCGCAATATCTTTCCGAAAACAAAAACAAACCACAACAAACCACAATATCATGATCGATCTAAAGAATTATGTTCCGGAACATCCGGAATTCAAGCTGCCGAAAAACGTATCGTTCCCGAAGGTGATCTTTGAGGGTGCCACGAATATGGACGAGATCCGCAAGCATCTGTCCGGGAAATTCATCGCCGAAAGCATGCCGAGTGCCAAGGCTGTCCGCCTGCTGGATGCTTACGAACGGGCTTCGATCCGGGCCAACTACGCCGAGCTGATGGAGGACGAGCAGCCGAAACTGGAAGATGCTCTGGCGGAAGTGGAAGCACAGTGCAAGACCATCATCAAGGAGGCGAAGGACAAGTTGCAGGCCGTCATGACGCAGATCCGGGATCTGGTATATCAGGTGAAGAGGGGCGAGAAGGAGGTGGATCTTCCAGGGGAGTCAACGGTTCGCATGGCCCTGTGCGGCCACTACCTGTATTACGCCTGGATAGACGGGAAATTCCAGTTGTGCCGGGTTGACAAGATTCCGTCGTGGGACGAGCAGAGTCTCTTCGCCAATCTCGAGACCAACAAGCAGGCATTCCTCGAAGTGCTGGGTATCGACATGAACGAGACGTATGAGCAGGCTTCAGCACCGTCCGGGACGGAAGAGTAACTATGTGAAGAAGCTGCAGAGCAAGGAATGGCAGGAGGTGTGCCGTCGGGTGAGACTACGCGACGGCCACCGCTGTCAGATCTGCGGCAGGAACTATTCGTTGGAGGTCCATCACACGACATACTACGACGACAAGGGTGTGTCGATAGTAGGTCGCGAGGCGGACTTCCTGGATAAACTGATCACTCTTTGCGAAGAGTGTCACCGAAAAGTACATCGAGAATGACATGGCAAGACCCAACAAGACAGGATTAGACTATTTCCCGTTGGATGTTGACTTCTTTGCCGATGAAAAGATCGCAGCCATATCCGGAGAATTTGGGATCAAGGGCGAAATCACGGTCATCAAGCTGCTTTGTGCGGTATACCGGAACGGATACTTCATACTGTGGAATGAGCCGCTGAAATACAAACTGCTCCGTGATCTCCCGGGTGTGAGTCCTGAATTGATCGACCAAATAGTAAACCGCTTGGTCAGGTGGGGATTCTTCGACGAATCCCTGTTTGACTCGGTGAAGGTTCTGACGAGTCGAGGCATTCAGAAGCGATTCTTCTCCATAACCCGCAGACGCGGATTACCGCATGACGCAAAGTATCTGTTAGCAGAAAATGGGTGCACCGGAGTTATTGACGACAATAACCCATCCGCAGCTAAATTATTGTCGACAAAAACCCCACAAAGTAAAGTAAATAAAAGAATATTATCTACTACTACAACAACGCGCGATGATCAGGTCGATCCCGAGGATTCCGCATATGACCTTTCGGCAACCCCCGAAAAAGGTTGCGCGGAAAAAGTACCCCCGCAGGTGCCGCCCGGGACGTTCGAATACATTCCTATCGACCAGGTGGCCGCGTGGATGAAGTCGCAGCAGCAATGGCTGGAGGCGTTTTGCATGAACAATCACATGGATCCGGAGGCCGTGAAGCGTCGCATCGACGAGTTCGTGGCACATTGCATCGACAATGGCGAGACGGACAAGGACAAGCGCGATTGCATGAGGCACTTCAACAACTGGATGCGCAAACGGCGGGATCAACCCGGGGCATCGACCCGAACGCGTTCGAGATCCACGGCTCAGCATCCGGCGACACACTTTGACAACAACCAACACTTCGAAGATTTTTAACCTATGGACTACGCAGAAGTATTACGGCAGCTCCGGGTGGAAGGGAATCCGACACCGTCGAAGCGGATGCGGATCGCGATCCCGAATGCCCGCGAGGAGCTGCAGAAGGCAATGACGGCCGTGATGTCGTCGATGGGCGAGAGGCTTGTGTGGCTCCCGGAGTACGACCGGGTCGCCGAGTGGCTTTCGGACAACCACGGCAAAGGGCTGCTGCTCTTCGGAAACTGCGGGCGCGGGAAGTCGCTGTTGGTGAGATACGCGATTCCGATGCTGATTCGGGCTTTCTGCCAGCGTATCGTCTCGGTGGTGGACTGCGGTAGCCAACAGGGTAATATCGACGAAATTTTGCGGCGCAAAATGATTTCTCTGGACGATATCGGCGTGGAGGTGGACCGCATGGACTACGGAACGCGCCGAAATATCGTCGTCGAGGCGATCAACAAGGCGCAGGACAACCCCGACACGATGCTGATCATGTCGTCGAATCTCTCGGGCGATGCGATCCGCGACCGATACGGCGACCGGATCTTCGACCGGGTGATGTACCTCTGCCACCGCATAGCGTTCAACGGAGAAAGTTTGAGAAAATGAGACACATCGAATCGAATATTCAGAAGTCGTTCGTCACGTGGTTCCGGCTGCAGTTCCCGGAATATGCGCTGAACCTGACGAGCGTCCCCAACGGCGGCCTTCGCGGTAAACGTGAAGCCGGAATACTCAAAGCCGAAGGAATGACGGCCGGAGCTGCCGATCTCCTGCTCCTGGTTCCGAGGGGCGTATATGGTGCCCTGGGCATCGAGTTCAAGACTACGGAGAAGAGCAGCCGCCAAAGCCCGGCGCAGAAGCGTTGGCAGGAGGCGTTCGAGAAGGCCGGGAACAAATACGCCATTGCGCGGACCTTTGACGAGGCCGTGGAGGTGGTGAAAAACTATCTGAATCTATGACCCCCAAAGAGTTTTTCGACAAGGTTTCCCGGATGCGCAAGGCGCAGAAGGAGTATTTCCGAACGCGTTCCGGCCGGGCACTCTCCGACAGCAAGCGGCTGGAGCAGGAGATAGACGCCGAGATCGATCGCGTCAACAAAGTGATGGAAGAGAAGCAGAACCCCAAAATGGAATTTTGACAATGAAAACCGAACTCCTCTACATAGACCTGTTCTGCGGGGCCGGCGGCACCTCGACGGGTGTTGAGCGTGCACGCCTCGACGGGCGGAAGTGCGCCCGGGTGATCGCCTGCGTGAACCACGACGCGAACGCGATCCTGTCGCACGCGGCCAACCATCCGCACACACGCCACTTCACCGAGGATATCCGCACGCTCGACCTCGGTCCCCTGAAGGCGCACACGGCCGTCGAGCGCATGAAGAACCCAGACGCGAAGGTCGTGCTCTGGGCGTCGCTCGAATGCACGAACCACTCGCGGGCCAAGGGCGGCATGTCGCGCGATGCCGACAGCCGGACGCTGGCCGAGCATCTGTTCCGCTACATCGAGGAGCTGCGCCCCGACTACATCCAGATCGAGAACGTCGTCGAGTTCATGGAGTGGGGCCCGCTTCGGGTGAAGGTTGTCCGCGATCCGGAGACCGGTGCCGAGAGCTGCCCGCTCGACATCAAACACGACCGCAAGCGGAAGCAGACGACAGTCGCTCCCGTCTGGATTCCGGATCCCGAACAGAAGGGAACCCTCTACCGCAAATGGGTGGAGGAGGTATGTGCCCGCGGCTATCGGTTCGACCATCGCGTCCTGAACTCTGCCGATTTCGGCGCCTATACCTCGCGGGTCCGCTACTTCGGGCTCTTCGCCCGGGTCGGCCTGCCGATGGTGTGGCCCCGGCCGACACACGCCCGGAAACCGACGGCCGATCTGTTCGGCGGCTCGCTGAAACCCTGGCGGGCCGTGCGCGACGTGCTGGATTTCGACGACCGGGGCGAGTCGATCTTCACGCGCCGAAAGCCGCTCGTCGATGCCACGCTCGACCGGATCCACGCCGGGCTGGTGAAGTTCGTGGCCGGAGGACAGGACGCCTTCCTTGTGAAGTGGAACTCGGTGAACGGAAAGACCGGGAAATACATCGCCCCGGATCTCGATGCCCCGTGCCCGACGGTCGCCACGCAGAACCGCCTCGGTGTGGCCCGTGTGAACTTCCTGTCAAAGCAGTTCGGCGGAGATCCTCGGGGCAAAAACATCGGCATGGACGGCCCGGCCGGGACTCTGACGACGGTCGACCATCACGCCTTTGTCTCGGCCTACTACGGCAACGGTTACAACTCGTCGATCGAGAGTCCGGCGCCGACCCTCACGACGAAGGACCGCTTCCAGGTGGTGCGGCCGTTCTTGTCGGCTTATTACTCGCCCGGTATTAATGCCAGTGTTGAGAGCCCGTCTCCAACGCTGACCACCAAGGATCGGGTGGCTGTGGTGCTTCCCAAATTGACGGATGATACAAGACCGGTATGGGAGATCCGTTCGGATGACACTCCGGCGATGCGGCGCATCAATAAGTTCTGCGAGTTGTACGGTATTGTAGACATCACGATGCGGATGCTGCGGATCTCCGAGATGAAACGCATCCAGGGATTCGGTGACGACTACGTGCTGGTCGGCACGCAGGAAGAGCAGAAGAAGTATCTCGGAAATGCCGTGGTGACGCAGGTAGCTACGGCCATGTGCGAGGCGCTGGCCAGTGCCATCTCTGAACAAAAGACAGGTCGGTTCGCGTCGTAACGCAAAGATTGTAAAATAGCGAAGTTATGAAAACAATGACGAAGCGAGAACTTATTGACAACATCGCAAGGGACGGACTGGTCGAGCGGTTGGTGGCAAACGTCTGCCATAGCCGTCATCGTTCCCTCTCGGACCTCGTGCAGATGGTCTACGAGGCCCTGCTCAACTACGACGAAGAGAAGTTGATGCGCATCCACAGGCGTGGTGCGCTCAACTTTTTTATTGTACGGATTATCGAGAATTTATATTTCTCACGGACGAGTCCCTATTATCGGCAGATTCGGAGATTCGCCCAGCATAGCGATATCTTGAAAGATGAATGACGATCGCCACATTCGGCTGCGGCTCCTCGATGAGGAGTACACGGCCAGCAAGGGAGTGTTCGACGAAGACGACTCCCGCGTACGCCGTTGCAAGGCGGCGCTCCGAAGGTTGTCAGACTCAGACCGCCGTCTCTTCATCCTGTATGCCGACACGGGAAGTGTCCGCAAGCTGTCGCAGACTCTCGGTGTCAGCAAGTCGACGGTGCAGAACCGAGTATCCGAAATTCGTCGCAAACTTAAAAAGAGCATGAAATGAGACCATATTTTGACCTTCTCCTCCTCGCCGTTGTCATCGTCTATATCATCGACGTCAGCGGAGCAATGGAAAGTATCAAGGGCGCATTATCCCGATGGCTCGGAGCCAAGGTGTCCAGGATTCGCCCTTTCGACTGCTCGCTCTGCATGATCTGGTGGGCGGGCATCATCTACATCATCGCCGTCGGAGAATTCTCGCTGCCCACTCTCTCGTGGGTGGCGGTTCTGTCGGCCATGTCGACCCGCATCCATCGGGCCATCCAGTTCCTGCAGGATGCGGCCGACGCATTCTTTGATTTCCTCACCTCCAAAATAAACGGCCATGGCAACGAATAAGAATCTGCGTGACATATCGAAGCTGCCGCCGGAGGAGCATCGCAGGCTTTCCAGCAAGGGCGGGAAGGCCTCACAGAAGGCACTGCGCGAGTTGAAGACCATGCGCGAGTATGCCCGGGAGCTCGCGGCCATGAAGACGACGATCGTCAACCAGGACGGCACCGAGCAGGAGGTTCCCTACCTGGCGGCGGTCGTGGCCTCGCAGTACAAGCAGGCTATCGACAAGTCAGACACCCGGGCGGCGGAGTTCATAGCAACACTCCTCGACGAGTTGAAGCAGGCGCAAGTCATTGCCCCGAGCTTTGTGATTCAGGTCGGGGATGCCAAGCTGGCCGAGGAGCTGGCGAAGGCCGTAAAGGACAAATGACATGATCACGGAAGCGACATTCTCCCGCAACTTCCGTGAGAAGCTGCTGCCGGCGTGGAACCTGCATCCCCGCTACCTGGATTCGTGCGGAGGTGCCAGATCGGGGAAGACATACTCGATTCTGCAGATGCTTGTATTGAAGGCCCTGGCCGAGGCTGCCGACGGGAGCCCGGCGAAGATCACATCTGTGGTATCTGAGACTCTTCCCCACTTGAAGCGAGGAGCCATCCGTGACTTCAAGAGCATCATGCAGAGCTGGGAGATATGGAATGACCGCCAATGGAACCGAACCGACAACATCTTCACCTTCCCCAACGGAGGCATGATCGAGTTCTTTTCGGCAGACAGCCCCGGCAAGGTGCACGGCCCGGCCCGAGACCGGCTCTTCATCAACGAGGCGCAGAACGTCGACTACGAAACGGCCCGCCAGCTCTTCATCCGAACCCGGGACCGCATCATCATCGACTACAACCCCGTGCAGGAGTTCTGGGTGCATGAAAACATCCAGGGACGGCCCGAGTGCGTGTCGATACATTCGACGTACAAGGACAACGATTTTTTGACTCCCGAACAGGTAGCCGAGATCGAGAGCAACAAGGGATCGGGCAACTGGTGGCGGGTGTACGGTGAGGGCAAGATCGGGCAGGCCGAAGGCGTGATCTTCGACTTCACGCAGATCGAAGCCATGCCCGAGTCGTCGGATATGGTCGAGACATATGGCATCGACTTCGGATTCACCAACGACCCGACGGTGATTGTCCACGTCAAGGTGCACACCGGACGAAAGGAGATCTACGTCGACCAGCTCGAATACCGAACCGGAATGCTCAACCGGGACATCATCCGAACGCTCGATGCGTACAAGGTGCCGAAGCGGACGATCCAAATCTTCGCAGATGCTGCAGAGCCCAAGAGCATCGCCGAGATTGCGCAGGCCGGATTCAACTGCAAGCCGAGCTACAAGGCGACACGCAAGGCCGAGCAGATCGCCTTCATGCAGCAGTATAAAATGTTCATCACGAAGCGGAGCGTAGAGGGCATCAAGGAGGCTCGCAACTACTGCTGGGCGAAAGACAAGGACGGGCGCCCGCTGAACGAGCCGCAGGCATTCGCCGACCACTTCATGGATGCGATGCGATACGCTGCCTATTCACCCTTTGCCGACTTCCGCAAGTCGGGACACTACAAGATCATCAACAGATAGCAGACTATGATAACCAACTACAACAGCCTCACGGTAGGCAAGTATGAGGCCCTGCTTCGAGCACGGGCCGACCACGAAGGCGATACGAACGAACTGAACCTTCACGTGCTGTCGATTCTCTCTGACATGACCGTCGACCAGCTCCTCGATCTGAAGGTACCGGAGTTCCGGGCCATGATGGACCGGGCGGGATTCCTTTGCACGGCACCTCGGCCGTCGGAGGTAGCCAGGCAGTACCGGTTCGGGGATCTGACCCTTGTACCCGTGACCGATGTCCGGAAGATGACGGCGGCGCAGTACATCGACTTTCAGAATTTCTCAAACGCCGGCGAAGGTCGACAGGCGGAACTGCTCTCCTGCTTCCTGGTGCCGAAGGGCATGAAGTACAACGACGGCTACGACATCCTCGAAGTACAGCAGGCAATCCGGGATTTCATGCCGGTGACGGCTGCTTTGGGGTTGCTCGCTTTTTTTTTGAGAAGATTGCATCGGTCAACAATCAATACCCTACGCTCTTCGGTAAAGAAGATGCCGAAGAACCCGCAGACGGCGGAGGCTATCCAGGCGACGAACCGGTTGATCCGTTCTCTGCAAAGTGGGGGTGGATTGCCAATGTCGATGCCGTTTCTGAATTGACGCGCACGCCGTGGGCTGAGGTGTGGGAGATGCCGGTCATTGAATTTCTCAACATGCTGGCATATCGCCGGGACAAGATCGAACAAAAGAAAAAAGAGCATCAGGAATGGATTCGAACACATTGATCAGTTTCTCGAACCTAGCTGCCGTGTTGGCAAAATACGGCGAGGCCGTATGCGAGGCATACCGAAAGGAGTTGCGAGACCGAGGAAAGGATGCTTCGGGACTCCTGTCGCAGAGCGTCCGGTATATGGTCAACCGGGACGGCACCACATACGCCGTGGATCTGTCGCTGCAGGACTATTGGAAGTATGTCGAGTACGGCCGCCGGCCGTTGAGCCGGTTCCCACCGTTGGACAAGATCCTGGAATGGATCAGAGTGAAGCCCGTAGTTCCCCGGCCGATGGACAACGGCAAGCTGCCCACGGAAAAGCAGCTCGCCTTCCTGATCGGGCGGAAGATCGCCGAGGATGGCATCAAGCCTACGCCCGCACTCGACACGGCGGTGGGGCTGACCTATGCCCAGTTCATCGACGAGATAGGACGGGCAATCACGGCCGATCTGTCGGATGCCGTGGATGGGGCTCTCGACAGCCTCGTGACGCGATGACCGCGGACGAAATCCGCGGATTGCATATTTCCCAAAAAATAGACGAGTATGGCAATAACACCTATTTGGCAGGATCACACCGTGAGTGTGCAGACAGAAGAAGGGTCGATTTCTTATATCATCAAGTGCGACGGGACCACTATCTACGCAGGTAAAGCCTACAAACGACCAGGTGCTTCCGAGATATTGTTTGGCATTGGAGACGTATGCGCTCCTTTCTTGTCTTCGAATGCCGAAATAGCGAAGGCCACCACGGGGTTCATGGCTATCAATGAAATGCAAATGATATTTGTCGTATATGATTTGTCCGGGACGGTACTTGCGACCGTAGATTTCTCCAACGATTGGAGTTACAAAGGCGCCACCCCAAACTTCGCATCGGACCCGGTACAGCGTAAAATTGACCCAAGGCAGCTTCTGCTGGCCTCGATGTATGAGGCGTTCAAAGTGATTGCGCAGATTGAAGGATCTACGCCTCAGACGCAAACACTCTACGATGGAGATCCCGCATCGGGCGTGGCTTGCGGCGACACAGCGTTGTTGTCAAATGCGACATCCGTCACTATATCCGCGAACACGACGGGCGGCACCGAGATCATGACCTACGAGGTCGTGAAGCCATGCGCCCGATACGTGCTGTACTACGTCAACGCCTTCGGGGGCTGGGATTCGCTTCTGATGACGGGCAACGACAAGCGAGTCGACAACTACACCCGTGCGACGTACAAGAAGGTATACTCACCCGCAGATCTGTCGGACCGAGGCACGGTGAATTACCGAAACGACATTGAGCGGACGATCTCGCTCGTTACCGACTGGCTGACGGACGAGGAGTCGGCCAGGATGCACCATCTTTTCGGGTCGACAAATGTATACCTGCACGACCTCGTGGAGAACATCATCCGGCCCGTGACACTCACGGCCAAGTCGTGGACCGAAAAGACCTTCCGCAACAACGGGGCCAAGCTCGTGAATTATCAGATAGACGTAACCATTGCGCAGGATTTCGTGAGAATATGAGACGAACAATCAGACTATACATCGGCGATGCTGAGGCCGATCTTTCCACCGATTCGCTGGTGCAGATGAACTATAAGGCCGACGACCTGAACAGCCCGGCCGTCGTCAAGAACAGCTATTCCCAGCAGGTGACGCTGCCGTCGACGCGCAACAACGATGCGATCTTCGGCATGATGTTCCGGGCCGACCGTAGAACCACATCCGGGAGTGGCGGCACCGGTACGGATTTCAGCCCGCTGGTCCGCACTCCGTTCTCGATATACAGCGAGGCCGGGGAACTGCTGGAATCCGGATACATGAAGCTCGACAGCGTGACCGACAAGAACGGCACCGTAACGTATGGCGTTACGCTATACGGCGGTCTCGGGTCGTTCTTCTACACGCTGTCTTATGACGACGAGGGCAATGAGCTCACGTTGGCCGATCTCCCGCTGTTGAGCGACGACCCGGAGGACAAGATCGAGTTTACGATCAACAAGGAGACCGTGGCCGAGGCGTGGGCGGCACTCCGCAGCGGGACTGACGGACCGTGGCAGGTCGTGAATTTCGCACCGGCCTACAACGGACTGCCGGAGGGGGATTTCAGCGCGGACACGGCCGTCGGGGATCCTGCCCTGGTGGGAGGCAAGACGTCCTATCCGTCGGGCGGGAACAGCTATTCGACCATCGACGGGTGCGCGCTGTACGATCTCGGCGAGGACTTCACGGAGTGGCAGACAAAGGACCTGCGGAGCTACCTGCAGCGGCCCGTGTTCTCGGTGAAGGGCATGATTGCGGCGATCGGCCGTTATGCCGCATCGAAAGGCTTCACGCTGAACCTTGATAGCGTGTTCTTCAATTCAGCAAACGAGGCCTATGAGAAGGCATGGGTAACGCTTCCGCTGCTGACAACATACGAGCAGGATGGGGAGTCTGGAGAATGGGACGTTAGCGGGAACGCATCTTCTGGAAATGTGTATGCGGGGGATTATAGAGCCGGATTGACCGCAACGCTCAATCCCGGCAGCACGTCACCGGATGCACTTGTTACCGTATCGCTGGTGCCGTCCATTTATTTGACAACATCCCCCCTTGCGAGTAGCGACTATGCTTATCTCAATAATCCAGCAAACCTCCCAAACGTTCCGTATCACGGAACTATGCTGTTTCTGCAGCTTCAATTGCTGGACGATCTAGGAGGAGTTGTAGCGGCAAGCCCAATCCAGGAATACATATCGTCTCAACTGGACTCGATGATGTCGCCGATGGATTGGGCAAATCTCGGAATCTTGGATGGGGCATATTACGGTAGCGGAGCCCGGCTCACAGAATGCGGAAGGCTCGATAAGGTTACGACACGTGAGGGATCTTCGCATAGCATTCCGAATGCTTCCATCCAAACCATGACTGTATCAGGAGTGGGATCTACGATCGCAGTCCTTCGGGTATGGGTACGGATTATCAATTACGCCAGAGTATCGGGAGTCGTAACGTGGTCGATGACATCGAACGAGAATATGAGGTTATCATCAAACTATGTTGATCTGAGAACATACGATGTCAAGTTATACGGTGTGAATGTATCATCCGGGACTCTGGAATATAACATAGGCGCTCAGCTGCACAGCGACTCGAAGATTACGCAGTCTATCATGCTGTCCGACACGATGACCCCGGCGGAATTCCTGCTGTCGTACTCCAAGACTTTCGGGCTGTCGTACACCTACGACAAGGGTTCGAAGACCGTGTCGCTGCTGACCCGCAATTCGCTCTACACCGAGGATGTCGTGGACATCGAGGATCGCATCGACCGGTCGAAGGACATTAAGACTACGCCGCTGGTCTCCGAGTCGAAGTGGCTCTCCTTCGCTTCGGGCGAGCTGGAAGGGGAGTTTGTCGAGTTCTACAAGAAGAAGTACGGCCGCGAGTACGGCGCGCAGCGCGTGAACACGGGCTACGACTTCAACGCCGACACGACGGATGTCCTCGAAAGCTCAGAGTTCGCGGGAGGCGCCGAAGTCTTGGAGAAGTCGATCTACTTCAACAACGTGACCAGCCCGACGGGAGACCTTGCCGGGCGTCTTCGCATCTGCTCGACGTTTCTCAATGGGCAGGCGTCGTACAAGCTGTTTCTGAACGGCACGGATCCCGATACGAGCATCGATATGGAGGGTATCACGCCTGACGGCACCGCCACCGTCACGCCGTTCAATTCCGATCTGCCGTCCTACGACGTCATCCCCAAGCTGCAATGCCATACGGATGACGAGAGCGCGACGGATGGGTTTGGGGTCCTGCTCTTCTTGCGTGGCAGCATTGCAGATGACGAGGCGGCAGCAACGGCCTACGCCCGATTCATCATTACCGACGATTCGAGTGCGATGTACGATCTGAACGGTGGACCATGCTGGGAGTTGTCGAACGGAATTGCCGCAAGCGATATGCCGATATTCGGACGTCATTGGCTGAACGGCAACGAGATCGAGCAGACGATGGATTTCGGCATCCCGGCCGAGATCGACATCCCCAATCTGTCGGTAGACTCCGAAGCGGCTATCTACACCCGCTATTGGCAGAAGTACATCGAGGATATGTACAACGTAGACACGCGGATCTGCTCGGCATATGTCGACTTTCGTGGCATTCAGGTAGGGGAAGAGCTGCTCCGCAAATTCTTCTTCTTCGACGGAGCCATCTGGCGGCTGAACGGCATATCGAACTACTCACTGACGACCGTCGGTACAACACAATGCGAGTTCGTGAAGGTGATGGATACATCGGCCTACACCGATGGACAGAATGTTCCGTATGATATTGGACTTCAACTTACCACCGATGGCACATCTCTGTACGTGCGAACATCCAGGCCGCTGAGGAATGGAGAACGAATTTCTATTTTGACGCGAGGAAGCGGTAGGTTTAGCTTGCCACCGAACAATGGGTTCCAACGTGTCCATAGACGTTCCTATCGTCGATGGCACATACCATACAATAATTTCCCTGTGTCGGAAAACGGGAAAATAACGATTCCTGCTCCCGGCTTGACAAACACTTATCGATGGAGAATAGATACGGACGTTAGAACGGGGCTTCGATATCTGCACATAGTCAAAGCCAACCGGTCGACGGGCTTCGGCTACAATATCACCGGAGATATGGATCGTGTCGTTACTTTTGCGGTCGCCGTGGTAGCGGGGACGAGTTTCCTTTCGAAGGAGATTTCAAACCGTTGCTACTTTGAATCAAGGGCTCACGTAAGGGACGGCGAACTCACCCAAGAGTTCGTTGTGCCAAAATAAAGGCCTTATTCCACCGAAGTGAAACAAGGCTATCCGCTTGGACGAGACTCCAAGCAAAGGCAAAGATAAACATTTTTCGTAAAAAACCAAAAAATAATGGCAGAAGATATCAAACGAGTGATCGAGGTGGATGCAACGTCCAGCTCGAAGACTATCCGGGAACTCCGGGAGGAGATCGAGAAACTGAAAAAGACCCTCTCCGAGTTGACGGCCGGGACCAAGGAGTTCGCCGAGGCGCAGGCCCGAATGTCGCAGGCGCAGGAGGAGGTCAACCAGGCGATGGAGATCAGCGCCAAAAACGAGGATGCGCAGGTCAAGAGTATGCAAGAACTGCGGGCGATCATCGACGAGAACACGGGGTCGTTCGGCTTCCTCGTGGCCCGTATGCAGGAGTTGAAGGCGGGCATCGACGCTACCAATGCCCGGATCAAGCAGATCACCAAGGACTACGACGAAGGCCGGATGGCCGTCGACGACTACAACCAGGAGCTGCAGGAGAACCTGGAAGAGTTGCAAAAACTCCGCACGGAGCAGGGCGATGTCCGCTCCTCGCTGAACGCCTCGACAAAGGCCCTGCTTGCGGCCAAGGGATCCTACGTCGAGATGTCGCAGACGCTGGGCCAGCTCCGCAATGCCTACCGGCAGTTGAGCAAGGAGCAGCGGGAGGGAGCTGTCGGAACCGAAATGCTGGGGCAGATCAAGCTGCTCGACGCGGAGCTGAAGGAGGTCGACGCCTCAATGGGCAATTTCCAGCGAAATGTAGGCGGATACGAAGAGGCCCTGAAGCAGGTGTTGCCTCCGCAGGCCGGGCTGATTGTCGACCTCGGGAAGTTGAGCGTCGAGGGTGGCGGTATTCCGTCGTTGTTCACCGGCATGAAGGACAGCATCGTTGGCATGACAAAGGCGGCTGTCGCTTTCATTGCCACGCCGCTGGGCGCCACGCTTACGGCATTGGCCGCTGCCGCCGCTGCGGCGTTCGCTCTGTTCAACGCTCGCAACAAGGAGATCGAGAAGCAGGCCGAAGCCAGCGCCAAAGCATTGGAGAAGCAGAAGGAGCAGATGGAGCGATTCGACCTTGAAATATCCCGAGAAGTGGAACTGCTTCGGGCAGACGGGAAAGAGCAAGAGGCGAATGCGTTGGCTCGAAGATCGGTTACCGATGCGATGAACAAGGCACAGCAGGCTGTGGATGAATATCGCGAGAAGTACAATCAGATGTCCGCCAAGGAGCAAAAGGCAAATGCTGAAACTTTGAAGGGGTACGAAGACGCCTTGCAGGCCCGCATCGACGCCTGGGAAGAGGTGATCCACGAGGATGAAGTACGCCGCCGGACGGAGTTGAGAGAGGAGCGCGAGCAGAACGAGAAACTGAAAGAAGAATGGGCAAAGGCTGCCGCAGAGAAGCAGCGCATCGCCGAAGAGACGAATGCAGCTATCCGGGAGGCCAACGCCGCCTTCCGGGATGAAACGGCCCTGATGCAAGCCGAACAGGGCGCCGGCACGCAGAGCGGGGATCTCGCCCTGGCGCAGGAGCAGTTCCGGCAGGAGCTGGCCGCCTTCGAGACGATGGTCGACGAGAAGCAGATCGCCGAGGAACTGGCGATGGAGCGCCGCAAACTGATGCTAGAACAATACGGGCAGGAGATTGCCGATATCCAGGCCAAGTATCTGAAGCAGGAGAACGACCAGCTTCTCAAAGCACTCGACGAAGAAATGGCCGCCGAATTTGAGGCAGACAAGGATCTCGTTTCGCAGGAATTGAAGAACTCCAAAGAACGCCAGAAGATAGCCGATGCCGAGTACAAGCACAAGCAGATGATCACCCAGCATACCGGGGCACTCCTGCAAGCCGGTGCGCAGCTTGCAGGCGAGAGCACGGCAGTAGGCAAGGCAATGGCTGTGGCTGCGGCAACCATATCGACCTATCAGGCTGCACAAGCGGCCTACCAGGCGGCTTTCATGCCGGTGCCCACCTATGCAAGTCCGGTATTGGGAGCCATCAACATGGCGGCAGCCATTGCCACGGGTTTGGCAAACATCAAGAGCATTCTTTCGGTCGACTCTTCGGGTGGCACGGGATACGGGTCGTCCAGCTCCACCGGTGCCACGGTTACCACCCCGGCGGTCGTCACACCTCCGGCCGTGGTGCAGGAGGTTGAAACGGTTCGCTCGCTCACCGGTGCCAGCGAGGAGGAACGACTCAATCAGATGGCCAGCAGTCAGCGCGTCTACCTGGTCTATTCGGACGTCGAGCAGGCCGGGAGGCGAGTGCAGGTCCAGCAGTCGGAGACGAGTTTCTAACAGCCCGGATGACGGATCAAGGTCGCAGGAAACTGCGGCCTTTTTTTGTGCCCTGTTGGACAGAAAACGGGCAATGAATATTTCCCGGTAGAATGGCAACTTTTAATCGAAATATACCCTTCTACTGGGCAGAATTGAGCGACAACGAGGACGGCATGGTGTGCGTATCTCTTGTCGACGATCCGGCCGTTGATCGCAACTTCATGGCATTCTCGGCCGAGAAGAAGATTCCCGTGTGCGCGATCTCCAACGAGGAGAAGCGACTCGTGCGCGGTGTTCTCATGCGTGCCGACTTCCCGATCTATCGCGTCGCCCCCACCGGTGAGGAGTTCTACATCATCTTCTCGGCTCCTACGATTCGCCGCATGACCGAGCGGTTTCTCGAACAGGGGAACCAGGGTAACGTCAACACAATGCACATCCCCGGATCCGACGTCGATGGGGTCAACCTCGTGCAGCTCTTCATCAAGGACAAATCGGCCGGCATCGACCCGGCGGGCTTCGAGGACGTGGAGGACGGCAGCCTCTTCGGCGAGTATCACGTGGCCAATGATGACGTGTGGGAGGACATTAAAGCCGGGAAGTTCAAAGGCTTCTCCATCGAGGGGATCTTCTCTGTGTCCAAGGATTCACATCAGTTCAATAAACAACAAATCAACGAAATGGCAAAACTTGAAAAACTCAAGACTCGGCTGGCAAAGCTCCTGGCCGAGTTCGGCGTCGTGTCCACCGACAAGGGTGCTCTCTACTGGGACGGCGACGAGGATCTGAAGGCCGGAGACATGGTCCATAAGGAGTCCGAAAGCGGCGAGCGCAGCGCGGCTCCCGATGGCCAGTACACCACGGAGGATGGCAAGACCATCACCGTCGTGGATGGCAAGGTATCCGAGATCGTCGACCCGAAGGCCGAGGTTGACGGCGCGGGCGAAACGCCTCCCGCAGGCGGAGCCGACCCGATGGGTCCGGAAGGCGACCCTTCGCCCCGTGACGCCGAAATGCAGGAGATCCGCAAGGAGATCTCCGACATCCGCGACATGGTCGAAAAGCTCATGGGCGCGGTTGAATCCACCCGGTCCGACGTGAAGGCCATGAAGCAGACTCCGGCCGCTTCGTCGGCACACGAGGAGTTCAAGAACCTCACCCCCGGCAAGACTGGAGATTCGCGGCTCGATCACCTGGCCGCAGTCGTAGGAGCGAACGCGAAAAAGTAACCAAAAACAGCAGACAACATGGCAACGAACAACATCATTGCAACGTCGCTCCCCGAGTATGTGGAGCAGAACAAACTGCCGCTGATCAACAAGGTTGTGTTCGGCGGCCGCACCATCGGACTGATGGTCAAGCAGACCGGCATCAAGACCAAGGCCGCTATCAACTACCTCGACACCGACCCGACCTTCCAGGACGGCAACGGCTGCGGATTCACGGCGCAGGGTACCGCGACCCTTACCCAGCGCGAGATTGAGACGGGCCTCATCAAGGTGAACATGGACTTCTGTCCCGACACCCTGCTGGGCAAGTACGCCGAGTATCTCGTGCGCATCGGCGCCACCAGCGAGGAGCTGCCCTTCGAGCAGTACCTGATGGAGAACATCATCAGCCACATCAACAACAAGATGGAGATCGCCGTATGGCAGGGAGACACGTCGTCCGGCGACGATAACCTCAAACGCTTCGACGGTATGCTCAAGATCGCCACGGACGAGGCGGATGTCGTCGACGTGGCCATCGCCAAGGACACCCCGGCCTACGACGCCATCAAGCAGGTCTACATGGCCATCCCCGAGGAGATCATCGAGCGCAGCGACATCTACATCTTCGTGTCTCCGGAGCTGTTCCGTGAGTTCACGCAGGAGATGGTGGAGAAGAACTACTACCACTACTCCGGCCCGCAGAACGAGGCGCCCCGCGAGTTCATCTTCCCCGGCACCAACGTCCGCGTAACGAGTACGCTCGGCCTCGCCGGAAAGAAGAACATCCTGGCGACGTACCGCGAGAACATGTTCTACGGATGCGACGTCGAGAGCGACAAGGAGGAGATCAAGCTGTGGTTCTCGGACGACGACGACGTCTTCAAGATGAAGGTCAAGTGGAACGCAGGAACGCAGTTCGCATTCCCCGACCGCGTGGTACTCGGAACCATCGCCACGGAATAAGCAACCAGGCCCGGGCGGGCTTCGGTTCGCTCGGGCCATAAACTTCAAGAAAATGGCATGTTCGCAAACTTTTAACGGCATCCCCTACGATTGCGCCTCGACGATGGGCGGCATTCGTGAGGTATATATCGCCAACTATGACGACGTCGAGAACGTGACCGACGAGTCGGATCAGATCAACGCCATCACTATGGTGGCGGAAAAGAAGTTCAAGAAGTATCTTTTCCGCAAGGGCACCAGCAGCATGACGTCGACGCTGAATGTCGACCAGGCGAACGGCGTGAACTACGTCAGCACCGACCTGGTCATGCTGTTCAGCAAGATGGAAACGGCGAAGCGCATCGAGATCAACGCAATGGCCACGGGCGAAATGGCCGTCATCGTCAAGGACAACAACGGCAAATTCTGGTATCTCGGCTACGACGAGCCGGTGATGGCCAGCGCCGGAGACGGTCAGACCGGGACGGCGGCATCGGACGCCAACCGGTACAGCATCACACTGCAGGATCAGTCGCTCGCCTTCCCTTACGAGGTGGAGGCATCGGTCATCGAGACTATCGTCGATTAACCAACAACCATCCGGGGCGCATCGACAACCGGTGCGCCCTTTTTTCTGAAACATGAAACTGACGCAAGAAGAAATAGCAATCGTATCGAAGTGGGAGATGAATCTCCGTACGGCGGTGCGGTCGAAGTACCTCCGGCACGTGGGGCGCATGGCCATTGAGACGATGGTGCCTATCTACGAGCGGGCGACGGGTTACCGCATTCGCGTGAACAGCAACTGCGGGGCCTGTGTTCTTAACTTCCTGCAGCGGATGGGCGCTATCTACTTCGCAGATCTCGAAGAGATGGAAGCAGCCAAAAACGCACAGCCGGAGACCGTGGCGCCCAAGCGCCAAACGAAAAGGAAAAAGCAATGATCTACGCCAAGCAGACATCCGACGTACAGACGCTCTACATCCCGCGCAGCATGTTCATGACGCAGGCCGGGGTGTTCGTCCTCTCCGTGAAGAATACGGTGGGGCTTGATCGCATGGGCATCAAGCCGGACGGCGTTGTGCTCGGCCCGCTGTATTACGAGGTAACCGTGTCATTCCCGGATGGCATGACGGAGGGCGAATACGAGTACGAACTCACGCAGGGAGGGTGTCTGATGGCTTCAGGTCTTATGATTGTGGGCGATTACGACGAGCCGATATCGGAATTTGCCCAATCAATTCAATACAAGCAGTATGGCAGATGACAAGAAGAAAATATCGCTGTCGTTCGCGGCGTTGAACCCGTACATAGAGCAGTCGATCATCTCACCCAAGGAGGAGAAGTATCCCGGCCGGGAGTTCATCCAGTGGGGTGATCATAATGCATATCCCGACTACCTCGAAGATCTCTGCGAGAATGTCGCATCGCTGCAGAGCATCATTGACGGGTCGGCCGACTATGTTTGCGGCGAGCGGGTCAACGTGTCGAGAGCCCTGCAAGGTCAGTACATGAACCGGAAGAAGCAGACAGCCGACGACCTTGTCCGCGACTTGGCCGTCTCGTTCTTCACCTACGGCGGATTCGCCGTGCAGGTGATCCGCAGCCAGAGCGGCGACATAGCCGAGCTGTACGCCATGGATATGAAAAACCTGCGCTGCGACAAGGACAACGAAGTCTTCTACTACTCGGAGACGTGGAATCGCCGCTTCTCAATGGTCAAGACGCTCGTGTATCCGAAGTTCATCCCGGAGGCGCGCGGCATCGCCTCATCCGTGCTGTTCGTCAAGAACACGGCATACCACACCTACCCGCGGCCCAAGTATGCCGCCTGTCTCAAAGCCTGCGAGATCGAGAGAAGCATCGACGAATACCACCTGAACTCCATCAACAACGGATTCATGGGATCTGTTCTTGTGAATTTCAATAACGGAACCCCCACAGACGAGGAGCAGGAGGAAATCGAGAAGGGTATCAACGAGAAGTTTGCCGGGAAAAGCAATGCAGGGCGAATCGTTATCGCCTACAATGATACGAAGGAGAACGCCACGACGATCGAGAACATCGACGTGCCCGATTACGGCGACCGCTACGACTCCCTCGCCAAACGAAGCCGTCAGCAGATCTTCACGGCTTTCCGGGCCAACCCGAATCTGTTCGGCATCCCGACGGAAAACCTGGGATTCTCGCAGGAGGAGTACGACGCCGCTTTCAGACTCTACAACAGGACGCAGATCATGCCGGTGCAGAAGCTCATCTGCAGATCCATCGGCAAAATCTTCGGCGACCAGAACTATATGACGATCGAACCTTTTACACTTGCGCAAAATGGCAGAAGTTCTACTGACATCTGAAGAGTTCGTGAAGAGCATCTCGAACATCAGCGATAACCTCGCCGGGAAGTATATGCTTCCGGCTATCCGCGAGGCGCAGGAGATCAACCTCCGGGAGATACTCGGAGATGCCCTCACGGACAAACTGAAGGAGATCGTGGAATTGGGGCAGGTGAATAACCCCGAGAATGCGATATACAAGGAGTTGATCGAGGTCTCGCAATACTTCCTCGCCTATCAGACGATCGCGGGGCTGCCCTACAAGGTAGGATACAAGATCGGGAACATCGGCGTGGCGAAGACTACCGACACCAACGTGCAGGGTAGTACGCTTGCCGAGATCTCGAACATCCAGAACTACTACCAGAGCAAGGCGGACTTCTATGCGGCCAAGATCCAGCGCTTCGCCATGGAACACTATGCGCAGCTCCCGGAGCTGACGCAGAACGACTGCTACCACATTCGAAAGAACCTTCACAGCTCCGCAACGTGCAGCATCTGGCTGGGCGGCGCTCGTGGCAAAATATACGGAAAGAAATGACGCTCGAAGAAACAATCCGCACGCTTGAAGCCGTCGCCCTGCAACAGCAGAGCGTGGCGATGGTCATCGACAACGACATCTTCAAGCTCAACGCCATCCCCAATGCCAAATATGCGGTGTTCGCCTACACGCAGGGCGAGCATCTGACCAGCGTGAGCGGGGATCTGGCAACATACCGGCTGACCCTGTTCTATGTCGACCGCCTGCTGGCCGACAAGAGCAATCAGACGCAGATCCAAAGCACGGGGACGCAGGTGCTCCGCAATATCCTGACGATGATGTCGGAGTTGGACTTCCAGGTAGACAATATGCCGATCCAGCCCTTCACCCAGCAGTTCGTAGACGAATGCGCCGGCGTGTACTGCTCGGTGGCTATCGGAGCCGCCAATGGCTGCGAGTGTATGCCGGGATTCACTGAGGTCCTCCGCAAATTGAATGCGGCGACTGATAAGGCCAATGAAGCTGCAGATCGGGCAAGCGCTCTTGCCGACAACCCTCCCAAAATCGTGCTCAACGATCAAGGCTATTTCTGGGCGTTCTACGACGAGGACACGAAGCAGTATGTGGTTTCGGAATATCCGGCTCGAGGCGAGAAGGGCGACCCTGGTGCTACGGGAGATCAAGGCCCCCAAGGCCCGGAAGGCCCCCAAGGTCCGCAGGGCGAGAAGGGAGACACCGGAGAAACGGGGCCGCAGGGCCCCAAGGGCGACACGCCCGTTCTGACGGCGCAGCCGGACGGCACAATCCTATCCGACGGTGTGGTGCTTACGGACGTCCTTAAGGTCGCCGCGGAAAATTCGGGCACGCAAACGGCACGGGTCGAGAAGTTGGCCGACAATCCGCCCAAGATCGTCGAGGTGGACGGCATGGCCTATTGGGCGTTCTATGACCTCGAAACGCAGCAGTACGTCACCTCGGAGTTCAGGGCCGACGACGGCACCATCGTGCAGCAGGT